TTATAAAGAAGTTGTAGTGGTAGTTGTAGTAATTAAATTTATAGGTATATCAATATAGTTTGTACACCATCCTATTGATACCACTCTAATTATACTAGTTCCTGATGGGACAATATTTGATGTGTAACCAGCTATTAAATCTAATATAGGCACATTTGTTTCGAATGGAGTGATATACCCATCTACATTTGAATAAAGATTAAAAGGACCTGCATCTCCACCATCTGGTAATACTAATGTTATTGTTACTATCATAATCTAGTTATTAAGGAATTGTAGTGGTTGTTGTTGTAGTAGAAGAAGAAGAAGAAGTAGTAGAAGTAGTAGGTGCAACTGTTAATGGTATATCAACAAAGTTAGTGCAATCTCCAACAGATTTCACTCTAACAATTGATGCATAATCAGGAACAAGTGAAGAAGCATATCCTGCAAGTAAATCAGCTTTATCTACTCTTGATTCAAATGCTGATGTATAAGCATCAAGATTTGTATAAAGATCAAATGGGCCTGAATCAGCTCCAGCTGTTGTTAATGTTATTAATACTGTCATATTTTTGGTTTATTAAGTTATACACAAAAAGTAAATAAAGGCCAGGTTATACCATTGTTATTATTTGCAATGATTCCTGTTGTACAAATAGTTACCATACTTCCACCATCTGGTACATTTAATGTTTGAACGTTTCCACTACAATCTAAATACTGAACTGTATGGTATGTACCTGGTTGATATATAGGAGGATATATTTCTATTTGGCTACAAGTTGGTAATGAACATGCAACTACTCCATTAGTAGCAACAATAGTATTAGCATAAATACATGTACAAGGATCACATCCTACAATGAAACGAACTGTTTCTCCAAATTGATCAATATAATCAACCCAAGAATTTACTTCAGGGTCATGTACAGGATCAGGACAAGTCCATATAGATACATAACAATGTTGAATTAATGGTAATGTAGTAGTAGTGGTAGTTGTAGAAGATGTACTAGTTGATGTGCTTGTAGTAGTACTTGTTGATGTACTAGTACTGGTGCTAGTGCTAGTAGATGTACTAGTAGAGGTACTAGTTGTACTGGTTGAACTAGAACTAGTTGTAGTTGTAGTAGGATCTGGAAGTTGATTGGCAGATCCAGTAAAGTTACATATAGGGCAACATATAAAGAGTTGATCATTTATTGTAGTTATTTCTTCTGTTATAATCATTAACTCCTCAGTGATGTTTGTTATATCTTCTGTAAGCACTGCTATATCAACTGTAGCAGAACATATGATAGCATCAAATTTATCAAGAATTGAATTTAATCCATCACAAATTGCTACATCTGTACAAGGAAGAGGAGTGCTACCATAAATGATAGCATCCGTTCCTATTATTGTTTTATTATCTATCTGAGGACAATTTGCCATTTTATAATTTTATTTAAAATTTATACAACAGTGGTAGTTGTGGTAGTTGTAGGACAATTAATTTCAGACACTTGACCAGCATTAGTAAGATTTAAACTTCCTTGTTGTAAACATTCTAAAACTGTAATATTAGGATAAATTAACGTTCCATGTACTGTATTACCATTACAATTTAAAGCTGTCCAAGCTCCATCTCCAACTGCTGCCTGTACTGTGTATTGTACACATTTACCTGTACAACATCCTGTTGCTTCTGGTTGTATAGTTGTATTATGGATTACTCCTCCTCTTATGTAATATTCAAGAGGAGTTTTAGACTGATCTGCACAGAATGCAGCAGTGTATGTTCCTGCACTAGTATATTCATATTGTTGAGCCTGTCCATAACAATTGTCAAATGATACATAAATAGTTGCTCCTTCAGCTAAAGCAAGTTCTGCTGGACTTACAACAATGTCATATGACTTACAAGGACATGTAGTAGTTGTAGTGGTTGTGGAAGAAGTGCTAGTAGAAGTTGTAGATGATGTAGATGATGAAGTGGTAGTTGTAGTTGGACGCTGACAACCTGTTTCTGCAATACATTGTACAAGACCTCCTATAATATTTATAGAACCACCTTCATCACAACCAGAAGCTATTGTTCCTGGACGTGCACATATATTTATTGTAACATCTGTACCTGTTTGTGATTGAGCACTTCCTTGATGATCTATCCAGAATACAGTACATAGACCAGTTATTGATACTTCATAACAATAAGATATAGGAAGTGTAGTTGATGTAGTAGTTGTTGTAGGTGTACAACAATCATGTGTATTAGTATATGCACCATTACCAATTTGAATAACTGGATAATCATTAGCTACACAATATATAACTGGTATATCATCTCCTGTAATAGTTGTAGTTGAAGTTTCATTACATTCTACAAATATAAAAGTAGCAGGATTTATTCTACCTCCAACAAAACTATAATAAGTACAAGGACATTCTGTTGTAGTTGTAGTGGTTGTAGCACTTCCACAACATTCTCCTAATGTATTATTTATATTAGTGATATCAGTGTTAATAGTTATGATTTCATTATTGATGTTAGTAACCTGAATACTTAATGTATTAATTTGAGAAAGTAAGTTACAAATAATCTCATCAATCTTTTGTAGCACCACATTAAGTGTATCACATGGTTCAGCAATTATACATGATAATGCAGGACCATTATAAACAATTGTACTAGAAAGAGTTAAATTAGTCTCACATGGATTATTAGAACAACTACTATTAGTAATTGTAGAACTGCATCCGCAAGGACTATTTAAAACTACATCTGTACAGCAAGGATTAACTGGTAAGAAAGGACTTGACATATTATTGATTTATTAAGGTCTGTATTGAATAAAGTGACAACCCATTCCAGGTTGATAGTTTAAGTGAGATTGATTACCTCCTTGTGAGTTTATTGTAACATTAGTCACTGCTGTTAATGTAACATTTGAAGCAAGTAAATCCTCTCCAACAACTGGCACATTAGCAAATCCAGTATTTCCAACAGGTCTAGCTACATAGTCATAGTTAATATTTACAGTTCCAGCAGGAGATATTGTATGAGTATGAGTAGCAGGAACTATACCAGTTGATGCTGTATTAGTATGTGAGTGACCAGGCATTTGACCCACTGTTAATGTAATATCATTTGCACCTAATGCTACACCTAAAGTGTAATTAGGATTACCAAGTGCTGGATCAGTTTGAGCAGGATATCCTAAACCACCAGGAGTAGCAGTAACACCTACAATAGTTCTTCCTCTTAAGTCAGGAGTACCATTTTGTCCATTACATAAATAAATATTAACCCAATTATTAATACCTACTCCAACACTATTGAAATTACCTAAGTCTCCAAAATATGGAACTACAGCATAAGGAACCATTCTATCAGAAATTAAATTACTACTACCAGAATGCACGGTTAGATAGTTAGCAATATATGCATCTAACTCAGCACCATTACTTGAATAGTTCGTACTAAGATTTAATGCAAGAGCAGTAAGTGTAGCTTCTACTTGACATAATTTAGTTATAACAGCTTGTACAATAGCATGTGTATCTGAAGAAGCAGTTACTCCTGTTAAACAACCTATTGTATAATCAGCATTTAATGTAGCAAGTGTAGAATTAATAGTATTGACTTGTGTCTGAAGACTACATGCTGATTGAATAATTGCTGTTAGGATTTGATTTAATGTAAATCCTGTACAAGTTGTACATGTTGGTAAAAATGATTTTACAAGATCACATAATACTGATGGTGCTATAATTGGTTTAATTCCTGTACCATCTAATGTAGGAACTAGAAAATCAACAATAGCTTGCTCAACAGTAGCAAGGGTATCACCATTAGTAATACCAAGAGCAGGGATATCTACCCCTGTATATTTAACACATTTGTCAGAGACAATCTCTGTACATCCGTTATAACAATTTGTGCAAGTGGACATTATATTTATTTTTAAAAGGTTTAAACTGTTGTTGTTGTAGTTGTTGTAGGGTTTTCTACCACAGTAATTTTACAAGGTTCCTCTAAACAACGTTCTGGTTCATTACATCTACTTACACATCCTACTGTAAGACGAATCACTCTACTAGCTATCATATTTACAGTGTACTTGTGTGCGTAGTTAGGATTGATATACTTATACATCAATATTCTTCTATATGCTATTAGTTCAAGCATATCACCAGCAGGTATAGGTTTGTTCAACATATATGAAATATTGTTGTACAAATTATTACCAAGCTCTGCTAACTTACAATCTATTTTTTTAAGTAAAGAAGGAATGTTAGCACATTCTGGGCAATCTGTTAATCTTGGTGATAACATAATATAGATTTATTTATTTGTTTTAGAAGCACATGTTGGGCAAAGTCCATTTTTCAATTGACAACCACATCCCACATTAGCTCCACAACTTGTACATTGTGCCATGATTAATAAAAGTTTATTTGGTAGTTGTTACCAGAACAACCACAATTGGTTTTTAAAAAGGTATCTAACATATTATCTGCTTGTGCATATAATGTGTTTGCTTCAGTTTCTGCACAGTTATTAGCTGCTGCAATAGCTCCTTGAATAAAGAAGTTGATTGTATTTAATGTAACACTAGATTGAGTTTTTAAAGCTCTGTCACATATCATCATGTTTAATTGAAGAAATGCATTGTCAAACTTTTCTTGAAGTCTGTCAACACGAAATATTGTTCTTTCTACATAGTATTGATATGCAGGAACAACTGAATATTTTAATCTATATACTCCATCAGGAAGAGGTTGATTACAACCAGTTTCTGTAATTCCTAAACTAGACGATGTAAATACATTGGTCTCATTAGGAACAAAAGGTAAAATCTTGGTTCCAAATCCTGGTATATCAATCTCAATAGATGGTGCTGACACTACTGGAGGATTGGTAGGATATACAGAAGCATCTGTAACACCAAGGGTAAGTACACTGTAAGTAGGAACTACTACTATATCTAATTGTAAGTTTGCCATGTTTTTATAATAATTATGCCAGAGGAATATGAGTGATATCCTCTTTCCCCTGGCATAGGTTATTTAATAATATTTTACTTCTTCTTATTCTTAAGGAATATTTGTAGAAGAAGTTGTAGTAGTAGTCACAGGAGCACTAGAAGTAGTGGTTGTAGTTGTGATACAAGGAATACCTTGATCTACTACAGCACCTAAAGCACCTACTAAGATTGCTTCGAACTCATCTGTAAGGTCATTACCACCTTGAGGAACAGCAAGAATTACTGTAGAGTCTTCTTGAATATAATCACCCCATTGGTAAGCAGCTTTATCATACTCGTTAAATCTGATATAGAATGTGTTATAAATAGCACCTGCAGAAACATAAGTTTCGAAGTTCTCGTTATAACCATTCATTCTATATAAATGTTTCAAATAACCTGCTTGGTAGCTGTAGAAGTTTTTCTCTAATTGAGCAATTTCTGCAGATGTACCAGTGGCATAAGAAGCACGTTGAGTGATGATTGGGTTAGCAACTAAATTACAAGCATCTGCAACAATAAAGTCAGCAGTTGTAGCTGGACCAGCGTATACAAATGTTCTGAAATACATTCTGTCATATTCAAATGGGAACGCTGCGATATCACAAGGTTGTCCATATTGAGTTAATGGTTTTCCTGTAATACGTAAGATTGTACCACCTACATTTTCAAATGTAAAGAATGTGTTAAAGCTAATGTTGTCTGGGTTATTACCTGGAGCTTGTTGAGTTAATTTAGCAATTAACAAATCAATGATTGTAGAATCACTTACATCAGCACATGGGTTAGCATCACACTCACAACATGGAGCTTGGATAGTTACTGAACGTGTAAATCCATTGAAATACAACGTATCAATATAAGAAGAGTGAGCACGCAAAGTTAATGTGATAGACTCACCACACTGTACAGTGAAGTTAGTTACATCAGTAATTTGGTTAGCAGCAGTAGGACATCCTGATACTTTGTACCATTCTGTTACATTAGAGTTTTTTGCTACAATTGTTTGAGCATTACCTGTCAATAAATTTGTAGCAACACCAATTTTGTCAGATCTTTTAGATCCTTGTAAATAAGTGTTGTCTCTACCTTGAGCAATGTAAAAATACGGAACACTTTTAATAGTGGTAGCATCTACTGTTGCATACGTATTATCAAAGATTCCCACAGTACCTGCAGTCAGGTCTTGTGTTGAGCCAGAGCTAGGGACAGAAGCCTGCCCTACTGGAACCACGAATAACGTGGTTAATGAAAAATCAGCCATTTTATTTATTTATTAAGTTAAAATTTACTCGTTTGTCTGTATTCTGAACTGAGCACTTTGTACTGCAGCAGCATTTTCAGTATACATTGCTAGATTTTGAACTGTAAGATCTAAAAGTTCATCTTCTAGATATGTTTCTAATTCACAATCCTGATCAAATGATGGTTCCCCATCCAACATAATATATCCTGTTTTATTTATATATTGAGGATATCTCATGTACATTATTTGTATATTCTTAGGGGTAAATGTTCCATCTGTGAATATACTTATTTCATCTGATGATAAGAAATTGAATGTTTCTTGGTATTCAAATGATGGTTTATAATGATCATTATTTAATATAAACTGTAGATCACCATGTTTAGCAAGATCTCTATTGATCCAAATCTTTCTATCCTTACATCTTCCTTTATCTGCTAATACATATGAATCTACATAGAACATATATTTTGGTTCAAGTAAATGAACATTAGCTGCCCATTGATTCAAATCAGCATCTTTTAATGTTAGTTCTAAAGGCTGATGGTTATAATTCATTACAAGACTTTGTAGATCTTCATAACGTTTCTTAAAAGCATCTTGACCTAATCCACTAGCAGTACTAAGGCCATCAATCTTTTGTTTTATCAATTTGATTTGAGCTTCATTTAAAGCTAAAATCTTATCTTCCAATTGAATCTGTTGATGTGCATTAGTTGATAGTTTATTTAGTTTCTGATCAATCTTGTACAATAAACTATCTACTGGTATCATATTCTTTTATATTTTTAAAAACTAGCCACTTATACAGCAGCTAGTTTTTTAGTTTTTAATTTTCCTTCTAACACTAATAACTCATCTTGGTTATCATCATTAGCTAAGAATTTTACTAAATCTTCTTCATCTTTAGCTATCTCAAACTCACCTTCATAGATTTTACCATTTGGTTTGATTCTATAAATAGAATGTGTTACAGCTTGTTTTACTAAATCTTTAATATGGAGTAAAGCTTCTTTCATGTCAGCAAATCTATTGAACACTTCAACTGGACTCAATCCTGAATACTTACCATTCTTGAATTCTGTTTGTTTCAATACATTATCTACTAAGTTGTATACAACCTCTTCTTTTGTTTCTTCTGTTACTGGAAGACCTAAAAGTCTTGCAACTTTTTTCTTCTTATCAGGAGTCATAGAATCAAACTTAACAATTGCTTTGTTGATCAATTGTTTTTTCTTGAAGATTATAGCATTTTCAATTTCATCATCTACAACATAAAATTGTGTATCTGCTGCATATTCTCCTCTTTCCCATGCTTGGTAAGAAGATGCAATAGTAGGATGTACTCTCAACCATGAAAAGGCTATTTCTTGGAAAGCATTTGATAAATCAAAATAGTTATCACCATCCATCAATTTAACTGCTTGTACGTGAGTTTGATCATCTGGAGATAATGATAGTCCATAGTTCCAAAATTTAGAACGTGGTCCAAGATCAATATCACCAATCTCAGCCTCAAGTTTTTTTCTAAGAGCAGTTACTCTCTCGATTTCAAGTTCTCGTTCAGTATCATCTTTGATACGTTTGATATAAGCAGCATCTGGATCAAGTCCTGTTCTGTACTTACCATCTAATTCTTTATAAGGATATTTGAATACACCTGTTCCAGGGATTCTAGTCATACCTTTTTGTGCTAACCCACTATCCATAGTTTGTAACTGAGAGCTATTATATTCTCTCTTGATAGTAGAAATCTTGCCTGTTTTACCCATAATGTAGTTATTTAATAATTTGGTTTTATTTAGTAGAGTGCCTCCATCGAAGGAACAGCGACCAGGGATACCCTAATCCAAAACACTCTAGGTTGAGAATCATCCCCTCGTAGGAGGGAGAGGAGGTGAGGGGATTCTTCTCGGAATTTATTATTAGAATTGTGGGATTTCCTCGATCAACACAGTTCTAGAAAGATCTTCAATAAATACGTCACATCTGTCTTTCATCCAGATTTCGTATCCTGGGAATTTGTTAGCTGAACTCATACCTTGAGATTTAGCAAAACCTAAGTGGTGACGAGTACCATCAATATAACCCCATGTCATAGAAGGCGCACCTTTCATACGTACTTCTCTAATGTTGTTTACCATTGAACCATCAGACATTGGAGAAACATCAAACACCATAAATACTGGAGTAGATTTTTTGTTTTGTCCAAACTCTAAGTTAGTTTGTGGTAAATCTAATTCTTTTAAGTGGATCAACTCAACACGACCAGTCTCACGTGTTACCATTGCATCAAATGCAAAGTTGTAAGTGATGTGTTGTCCTTCACCTTGCATGTATCTGTTTCCAGAATCTGCCATGAATGTAAGACCAGAGTTTAATGCATCTGTTTTCAAAGCTTGTTGGAATACATCGAATCCAGCCTCATTAGTATACATTTTAACACTTCTGTCTTTCACGTCCACACGTCTGTAGAACAAATCTCCAAATACAGAACGGATTAAGTTAGCAGAGAATTCACCTCTGTTGTATTGTACCAAGTTACCATTGTTACGCATTCTGTGGTATACACCTGCAGATGTACGTTTCAATTCTTGTTTAGAACCATTAGTTTTAACTGTACCTGGTTTAGCCCAAATCATACGTTTAACTTTCAACTCAATCATAGATTTACGCATCCAGAATTCGATGAATGGTTCCCATTTAACATCATTACGAGTTAAAGGTAATTGGTTACGTCTTTGTGGAGCATAAACTAAGATGTCTAATGGTTTACCAGAAGAATCTCTCATCATTTTGTCATCAGCCCACTCAGTGATTTTGTGCTCATATCCATATGCAGAACCTAATGATTCGAACATAGTGATTTGCTCACCTAAACGTGGCAATCCTAATAAGTCTTGGTCAAACTCACCAATAGCAGCGTCAACTAATTCTAATTCAACACCATACTGTAAAAAGATAGGATTTACAAAGTCAACTGTTGGATTGTCAGTTACTAATGTAAATGTGTACAAATAACCCATGTTCCATGGTTGTGGATCTTTGATCACGTAGAAACGTGGACCATACTGACGTGTACCTACAGATACAATAGCATTTTTAGAAAACTCATTAGTATCTAATACTAAAGTGAATTCTTGACCATCGATACCTGTTTTACCAGCACTGATTAAACTTTCAGTAGAAGCTGTGATGTCAATAATTTTTGGGAATTTGTAAGGTACTGCTACTTGCCATTTCCAAGCATCACTGTTATTATCAATGTAATACGGAGTGCTTTTGTTGATCATGTCCAAGAAGTCGTTACTGTACAATGAGCTCTGAGTATATAAAGAGATGATCTTTTTATCATAATCAGCTGGCTCTGTCGAGTGAAAACTCTCTAAGTGATTTGAGTCAGTTAGTTTTCCTACAGCACGTTTGTCCATGGACGCAACACGAGCATAAGTAAAACCTGTTAACCCAGGGATTGTTTGAATTGCCATTGTTATTCGTTTTTATTAATTATTATTATGTTTTTGTTATAAGAACCATGAATTAGGTTTAGCACCTGAACTACTAGTTGATTTTGCTTTAGTTACTTGTCTTGCAACTTCTCCAAACAGTTCGTTAGATTTTTTTGTAACACCTGTTCTTTGTATAGTTGATAATGTAGGATCTTTTTCCAACAGTTTTAAAAGAAGTCCCACTTTAACTTTCATTGCATGATTCTCTGGTCTTTTTAAATCCAAAATAGTGCGATCAAAGTCTGTTAGTGTTTCTCCTGTTGGAGTTTTCCACTTGTCAACTAATAAGAAGTCTTGTAGTTCTGCTGCTTGTTTTGGATTGATAGGAATACCATCAAACTCTTTTGCTTTCACCTTCTCTTGTAAGATGGTTTGAACATTATCTATGTATCTATTTTTTATTTGTGCTTTTTGATATAACTCAGCTTCAGCATTAGATTCTAATTCCTGTAACTTAGCTGCTTCTTTTTTAACCAAAACTTTGTGGTTTTTAGTAGCTACACTTTCAAGATCACCATAGTTTTTTAATCTTTCAATTTCTGTTTCTATATCTTCTGGATCAAATCCTTGATTAGCTAAAGCTTGTTTCATCACTCTAACTTGATTATCTTCATCAGCAAGATCCATTTCAGCAAATCCAACTACTTGATTATATGTAGTGAAGTAATCTTTTGGATTAACTCCTTTTACAAATATGGCATCAAACGCTTCTTGGTAGTCTTCTCCAAACTGTCCAATGAAGTTTTGTACTAATTCAGCAGCACCTTTCTTTTTCTCATTATTAAACCTTTCTAAGAATTCTTCAGGTGTTGAAATTGGTTCTGGATTTTCATCATCATCGTCAGATGTAAAAACTCCTAGTTTATAAAGATCATTTGCAAGAGCAGTGAATTGTGTACCTTGTGGAGCATCATCGTCATCCTCATCTGCATTAGCTTCTGGAGCTTTTGCAGTAGGTTTAGTTTTTGCTGGTGCATCATCGTCATCATCTTCTGTATCATCATCATCACTTAAGAAATCAGCAATCATAGATTGTCCATCTAATTTCTCCTCGTCTGTTTTACCATCAACGCTTTTAGGAGGAACAATGTCCTTACCTTTAGGCACTGCTGGAGCAGCAGGTGCAGCAGGCTCATCAGCTTCTTTAATGATTGGTGTTACATCATCTGGGTTTCCTGAAGCAGTTTCAGGAGCAAACAAATCATTTAACAATTCTCTGTTACCCATACCCATTTCCATTGTGTCTTGGATAGAAAAATTACCCATAGACATATTTTCTGTATTATCAGCCATATGTAGTTGTATTTGTGTTTGGTTTATTAATGTAAAAGTATTATAAGAGTTTCGAATATCAAAGGGTTATGTATTGCTATAGTCTGATTTTCTTGATAATATAGCATTAATATAATTCACCCCTCCTAAGAGGGGCAATTTTTTTAACCTTTTTTGTTATTTCTACCTTTTGCATTCTCTTTGGCTACAGCAAGATCATTTGCCATATTCTCTCTAGCCACTTGTAGTTTTTCTTTTTCTATAGAGTATTTATCGTTAGCTTGTTTGTTTTTAGATTGGATATCAGCCATCTTAAGACCAAAGTCTTTATTGGCTTTATCTTGATCATTAACTAGTTTACTAACTTCCAATACATCAGGAACAGCATTACTATTAACATCCTCACTCTCCACTTTACCAAATCCTGTAGCTTGTATAATAGCAATCTTCTCTTTAGATATTCTATCAAGTTGTTTTTGATAATCATCATGAGCCAATTGTTCTTGATGTTGTTGAATAGCAAATTCTTGTTGAGCTTGAGCTTGTTGTTGTTGAGCCTCTTGTTGTTGCTGAGCAAGTTGTTGTTGTTGTTCTTGTTGAGCAATTTGTCTATCTCTAAGATCTTTAAATGTTTTCTTAAGTTCTCTTTGAGATTTAGAGCTATACAATTCCACTACATCATAAAGTGTGCCACCATTTTGAATAATAGCTTGAGAAAGTTGTCTAAGCTCATTAAACATTTGTGTATCCTCTGGTCTATTGGTCAAGAACACTTTTAAGTCACGGAATTTAAGATCTGATCCATTCACTTGCACAAATGCAGATTGTCCTTCAGATGTAATATATGAAAGCGTAGACTGAGGTTTAGAACTCTCTACATAAAGAGCTGCATCAATGATAGCTTGATACAACTGACCCATTACATATTCATGTGCTACAAATAAAGGTTCTGTTTGAGAATAACTTTGTTGCATTGCAGTGTTTGTACCTGTAGCACTTTCTGATGCAGCTACAGATCCCATACGTTGTTTGGACATACCTACAAGTTCCCAGCATTCTGCTTTTACTTGTTGAGCTAATGTATATCTGGCTTGTATCTCTTGTGTACGTGTAAGATCAAGAGCTGTGTATTGGTTAAATGAACTTGGAGCTTTTAAATTCTCTGGACTGTCATCAATAAATACCACTCCTCTATTTCTTGCTTCCATTTCCCATATATCAAGAGCATCTTGTGCATCTCCATCTTTAGGAATAGGAACATGTCTTAATGACATCAGTTGCACCTTACCCATTTCTTTTTCAAGAAGTTTGTAAAGTTGGTTCATACATACATTATAAAGAACTTGAAAAGGTTTCATAAGATCCACTAAGCTTTTTGCTTCTGTATTCTTCACCTCATATGTTGTTCCTATAATAGGACAATAGTTTAATAGATTGAATGGTTTAACATGATAGATATCTGGTCCTATCTTAGTTCCCTGATACCATTGATTAATCCAACCCCATTCTAATGATTGTTGTGTGGGGATACTTCCTGATTTATAAGATTCATCAACGAGCATTGATTGTTCATTGCCCATTTCATCTATGTAGATAAGTTTACCAATCTTTCTTTTAGAAATCCAATAACTACGTACAACAACATACTTATATCCAAATGAACTAACATTATTAGTAAGTCCTAAGAAGTCTTTAAGTCCATCATTGTTTTCTTTCATTTCAGATTCAACAATCATACGTGTCTGTAACACTAATGGGTCATATGTATCATACATTACAGAGTCTTGTCCAGGAATAGCATCTGGATTACCAAGATTGGATTCACGTACATTGATTAATCCATAGTCTTGGAGCGATGAGCGTAAGTGGTCAATTTCCTCTTTCGTAAGGTCTGGTATGCTTTCAATGATCTCCGAAAGCTCCATAACTTGTACTGTCCCAGCTGCATAAGCACCTTGAGCTCTTCCTGTGGGATCTGATATCCACTTTCTATCAGGAGTGGTAAGAAACCAAGTGTTTTTCGGGTTAGCCACTTCGATGTTGAAACCAAGTTTCGAGTTGTCTTCATATATATGGTAAAATTCTCTAGCAGATATTAACATATCTCTAAAGGCATCTTCTGATTTTTCTTTTAAATTAAATTCTGCTTTTTGACATGTAAGAACATGATTTGCCCACTTCTCAGCAACAGATGTATAGCTATCTAGCTCATCCTTAACCTGTTCCATTGTCATTTGCTGTAATTGCTCATCATCAATCTCTTGTCCTTGTAATGCTGCTTTTTGAGCTAGTTGTTGTTTAACTTGACCAATAACATATTCTTGTAATGTATCTGTTTTAAACTGTAACTCTTCTGCTTGACTATCATCATCAAAAGCTTTCACTCTAAATGTATCAGGACGTTTAGATATTTCTCCTACTAATTCATTAACAGGAGTGGTTACAATAGAATACATCTTTACATATGCAGGAAGTTCTAAGTCTGCTGTAAGTATATCTGTAAAGCTTCTCACTTCTGGTTCCTGATAAAAATCCTCCATACGTAGGATTCCTTTCATAAGATCATAGTTTTTAACAAACGTATCTCTATTTTTGATGTACTCAGCATAAGCTTTGTTGGCAAAGTAATCCATTGTATTCTTTATCCAACTCTCATCTTGTTTCTCCTTCTCAGTTTTAAACTGATCTGGAAAGATGTTTAAGTATGCATATCTGATAGTTGCATCCTTGGTATATCTAATTATTGCCATGTTATCTAAACAATTTATTTTTTGGTGTGTTAAACATTGATCTGCTTTCTGTAAACAGCTTATTCTTTTTACTCTTTGTAAACATTGATTGTATTCTTACATCTTGTTCTCCCCCTATTCTACCCATAATTGGATCTAGTTTCATAGCTAATGCCACAGCTAATTCTGCAGCGATGATACGGTCAAAGTTACCTTGTTCATTATACTGAATCATTTCTTCTAATAGGACAGGATCAAATATCTTTGACATCCCTTTTATTTCTGATATGATGTTACCATCAGCATCTTTCTCTATATGTATAGCTTCTTCTGTATACTTCTTCAGAGCTCCATGTAAGAAGTCTCTAATTTTTTCTGATGAACGATGTATTCCATAATCCCTTCTAACAGTGGTATTTGGAACTATTTCTTTTAACCATTCAGGTTGTTTCTCTAAATAATGTTGATCTCCTTTGGCTATCATATAGTCTATAAAGGAGATTTCATCGTTCTCACATAGCGTTCTAGCATTGTAATATTTGATGAGGTAACGAGCTTGTTCTTCCCATGTTTCTTTCTTGTCTGGACGTGCACAATAACTGGCAACAAACATATCTTGATATTTCTCTCCTGATATAGCATGCATACGTTTATATATGTATACAGATCCTAATGAACTTGAATATGCAGACTTCCCCTGTCTATAGGGGTCAACTCCTGCAACATATAGTCCATAAGGAGGACTATCAACTGGAAACTCATATATCACTACAGGAGCATCTTTTGTATCACTATTCTTAAGAGGGAAGTTTGATATAGGAAGCTTATCTGTAAACTCATGTTTAACACCATTGCCATCATCGTATAAAATAACAGGTGTTCCTGTTCTTTCTTGCATTAATAGTCTGGTCTTCTGACGTTTAGCTGATTCAATATCAAATATATTAGTATCCTCATTTAAGAATATGTCATCCACTTCCTGTGGATAGTACATCTTCTCTTTCAAATAGGCCATTCTATCTCCAGCTTTCTTAAGCTTTTCTAAATTGGAGTTGGTGATTTCTGTAGCTTTGTCTTCGTTGGACACCATCATCTTCACTTGATAGAGAGAACTACCAGCTGGTTTTTCTAAGAAAGCACCAAGAGAACTTTCCTCTTTGGCTTCCATTCTGTATTTGTGTGATATAAAGAGTCCATGCACTCTCTTATCATCCTTAGCATTGTTGTATTCTAGGAAGTTGAAGTTTTCTACATCAAACATCAATGATTTAGCGTCCATGAACATCTTCATATCTCCACCTGTTCCTGTTAATATAGGAGAACATCCCCAACCAAATGGTGTTGTGAAACCTGGTATAGCAGCTTGAAGTCCTCTAAGAAAAGACCCCTTACCTATCTCATCGATGATGAGTCTACGAGGTTTGGTACCTGCAATAGCCTCTTCGTTGTTACCACCATCTAAGTTACGTATAAGAATCTGAGAGAAGGGTATTCTCTCTCCTGCTTTGGTCTTAATCCCTAATGTTACCTGGTTTTTCCAGTTATCCTCTACCCTCTGCCATCTCCAGGCTTTAGGTAGAAAGTTAAGTCCCTTGTCAATCTTATCTGTAATCAGCTTTATATCGGGAGCATTCAGTCCTGCAATAATGTTCTGACTATTCTCATCAAATGTAGCTCCTTGACCAATGTAAGAAGCCTCAATAACAGACTTAGCAAAACGACGAATACCTAGTATAACTAGGCCTTTCTTTTCTTTATGAGCTCTGTCTATTTCATTTGTTACCAACCACTCATTATCTCTGAGCAATGGGTTAGCATATTTCTGGTTGATACGTCCATATTCATCTATGGTGTCCACCTCTGTATGCCATATGTTTAAATGCCAATATAGAAATGGATTGATGTATTGTCCATCCATCATACATCCATTCATACATAGCTCCTTATGGAAATTGAAGAATGCTTTGTACTCACTAGATGTTTCATCTGGAATACGTCCTTGATTGATAAACCAATCCTTATATTCTATATTATGTAAGTTCATTTTTTATCCTCTACCTTTTAAGAATTCTTCTGCCATAGAGCCAAGCTCTGCACCACCACGTGTCTCAATCTTCTTAGCTTCCTCTTTCTCACGTAGCTTATCCACTTGCTCTAATAGAGCTAGGTAGTTTTTCATTGTCTCTTGGACAAACTTGCCCTGAGCTTCAATAGATGCAATCACCATAGGCATAGCACCACCAGCTTTGGTTTCTTTCCATTTAATCCTATCCTCTAATTCATGTAAAGGGTTAGCATCAACATAAGCTTTCCAACTCTCCAATTGAGCTTCTGCCCAATCAAGCTCAGCATTTATATATGTAGTTTTTCTTACTGCCATTATGTAGTTTTTAGTTTATTCTTCCTCCTCTTCCTCAAACATCCTCTCCAAATTCATGCCATCCTTTATTATCTTGTCTATTTCTTCCTGATCAATGTGATCTACATCCATATTCAATGCTAGTTCATATTTCTCTAGGGCAAAAAGGAATTCTTTATCTGTCACGCCCCACATGTCATCATATCCATCTAATGCTGTAGAAATATGTCTTCCTATATTATATGTTGGATGAGCTTTACGAAGACTCTCCAATATATGTAGGATTTGGCGATAATAATTTGGCTGTCGTTTACTCATGATTTACATTAATTCATTAATATCATCATCAGAAAGAGGGTTATCTCTTTTTTTAATAGGCTTATCAAGAATGTCATTCTCTTCTTCCTCATCAATTTGTTCTATCTCTATATCAATATGCCCATCGTCATCTGATAAATACTCAGGTTTCACTGTTATCTTAATACTATCTTTTGGTGCCTCTCCTTCATTGTTTTCCTCACCTGATAAATCAATAAAATCAGCTCCTTCTTCATACAATCCTTGAAGAATTTCTATAAATGGTCCTAAAGGTATTTTACGTAATATCATTTTCTTCTGGCATTGGTTGTGCT